CAAAGCACAAGCATTGGTGGAGGCTCTGGCGGATTAGCGGTTATGTTAAATCCAGAAACAAACAATGGATATTATTTTGAAATAATTGCTTTAACTGAAAATAATATTGAGTCATATTTAAATTTAGATAAAAACAATCAATCAAATATATCAATTAACAACGTTGTATTTTATAAAATTAAAAAAGATCAATCTTCTGATAAAGCAATTCCTATAAAGTTATGGGGAGGATTAAGTAAAATATTAGTTGATGATGGAAAGTTTGCTGGTCAGTATAGAATGTCTGGTGAAGAAAGTTCAACAGTATATGATTTATCTGTAGAATATTTGACTATAGGAAATACCAGAAGATTCTTTTTATATATTAATAATCAATTAATTAAAATTGTTGATGATACAGATCCACTACCAATATATAATAATATGGCTTTATTTACTAGAGGCTCTTCAAGATGTATGTTTGAAAACATTTATGCTTTATCAGAAAACTATGCCGAAAACCCAAATTTTACTGTTGCAGATAATTTATCTACAGCATTAGGAAATAAAGAGGTTAGCGTTAATGAATCATTTAGAAGATATGCAATGAGCGGTATAGTTCAAGCAACGTACTTGTCTGGAATAAGTTCACAACAACCACCCAAGTTTAATATGTATTTTGAGGAATTTGGATCTATCATGCGTGAGTGTGCATATTTTAATATTAAATATGATAGAGCATATCCTGCTTTGTATGCACAATTATCACCAACTTTTAATAGCATTAAAGGTTATACAACATCTGGATTTTATGCAAACTCATATGGAGCAGAATTTTTAATATTTAACTCAACAGATTCTGCAATAAACTTAGATGAAACTACTGGAAATTATTTAAGAATTCAGGGCATTACATTTACACAGGATACAACTCATGAATTATCCGTTGATGAATATTTTAAAAAACGTGGTAATTTATCTGACCCACCTTTTGCTGGCAGTTCACTTACCTACTCTCCATTAGTTGAAAAAAATAAATATGATGAAATTAAATTAAGTAGATTAATTTATGGTAAAAACGAATTTTCAATTAACACTCCATACATTCAAACACAGGATGATGCAGAGGCTTTAATGGGATGGGTTATTAACAAGGTTATGAGTCCTAAAAAATCGGTAGGTGTAAAAATATTTGCTACTCCAACCATACAATTAGGAGACATTGTAACTATAGACTACAAGGATTCTAATGGTTTGGACTTAGTTGCTTCAACAAATGATAGGTTTGTAGTATATAATATAGAGTATTCAAGAAATTCTAACGGTCCAGATATGACTATTTATTTAAACGAGGTATAAAATGTCACAAACCTTATCACCAACTCCAAATACTCCAATAATTTTAGGTCAAATGATATCATCATCTAATGTTAATTTAGTTAAAACTGCAACACCAGACATTATTCTTTTTGATGATCAATCATTATCAACAGAGTCAATGGCTGATTTAATATTTGAAAATATTGGTGGTCAAGAGTTAATTAACATATCAAGAAATGATACTATAAATGGTCAAGAAATATCTTATCAGCCAATTAAAAATGTTAAATTATTGCAACAATCATATAACCCAAACAATATCCTTGGAATACAAAAAACTTCAGACAAGTATTTTTCTGGATTTCCAATTTTATTTGATCAAAAATTTCCAAACGAGGGTAGTGGTTTAAATGGACAAAACATTTATGTAGATGAACTGGGAAACCTAGTTATAGAGGCTATTGGTTTAAATAACGATGAGCAAATAGAAGTTCAACTTAGCACAAGTGGTACAATATATATAGTTCAACTTGATGGGAATGAATCGTGATAACCAAAGATGGAAAAAGTATTATTGGTAAATACTTGCTTGGTCAGGCTCCTGCCTATGCCTCATATTTTGCTCTTGGTTGTGGTCCAACCCCACTAGAAACTAGTGATACTGAAGAAGATTTTTCTCTAAAAAAGAATTTAGATTTTGAAATGTTTAGAGTACCAATTTCATCTAGAGGTTTTGTAAACGAAGGCGGTGTCGATAAAGTTGTATTTACCGCAGAATTACCAACAGAAGAAAGATACGAAATATCTGAAGTAGGCCTATACTCAGCAGGATCTAACCCATCTGCTGGTGTTTATGATAGTAAAACTATTTTTGCATTTACATCAACAGAAAATTGGCAATACAGCACATCAGTTTCTACAGCAGCAATTAATTTGTATTCTTCTCCACTTGATGATCCAGAAGATGATAATGTTATTGCAATTGAAGATCCAGTATTTCAAACAAATGCAGATAATAAAATATTTACAAACTCAAACAGAGTTAGCAGATACGAAAGGTGTAGATTTTTAAATAATATTTTTGCAATATCTGGAAACAATGCAAACATTTCAATAAATTCAAGTGGTAACTTGATAGCAGAAACAGGATCAAATTTTATACAATTATCAAATGCATCTGTTGACTTTAGCAAAAACTCACCAACTGATGAGTTAAGGCTTGCATTTTCTGTTGTCAACAAAGTTGGTGCATCCCTCACTCTCCCAAAATCTGCAAGAGTTATAGTTGAGTTTTCATCTACAGGTAGTTTTAAAACTGGAAAGTGGGCAATCTTTGAAGCAGTTGTAGATGATACTAATAATAACTTCGCAACCAATAGATATTTTGTTGTAAAGAAACAACTTCAGCAGTTACAAAAGAGTCCTGAATTTTCCTGGGCAGAAGTAAAGAATGTTAGAGTATATGCCTCAGTTATGAAAGACAATAGCGGAGTGCCAACTTCAGACTTTTATGTTTGTTTAGATGGACTTAGACTTGAAAATGTTACATCTAACAACTCTGTATATGGGTTGACTGGATACTCAGTTATAAAAACACCAGAAGCAAAAACAATTATTAAGTCAGCAAACACAACAAACTATATTGAATTTAGATTTGGATTGGATGTATTGTAGTGGCAGACTCAGGAATAAAAAATATTGTTGTAAAGAAAGAATTACTAGGGAAAATAACAACAGAGAATGGAAGAATTGCAAGATTTAGGTTAGTGTCAGAAGACAAAAACAGAAAATCTGCATGGTCTCAAATATTTTCAGTAAATTCTGAATTAATCCAAGTTCTCCCAGGAGATATAAATGTTGTTGGCAATACAGTGCTTGTTAACTGGTCAAAAGGATCTAGAACTTCTACCCAAGAGATGTATGATGTTTTTGCTTCATTTGATGGTGGTGCCTATCTAAATGTTGGTGTTGCAGTTGGCACAAGTTATTCATTTTTAAAAACTGGAACTACGTCTGTAAAGGTTTTGGTCCAGTTGGCATCTATAAACCCAACAGTAAAGACCTCTCTTAAGGTTTATGAATCTCCAGTCAAGTCTCTGGTATAATTAGAGTATGTCAAAATTGCCTACGCCCGAAAGAGGGCAACCTCTAGATGTTACACTTATGTATCAGATTATTCAAACTATTAATGATTTGTCTGCTCAAGTAACTCCATCAATTAATAAATATGTTACAGTAGATACCAAGGACTCTGGAAAGCAAAGCGCAAAGATTTCAGAAGCCCGTATAATCGGTGGCTATGTTCAAGTAACGCAGGGCACAACAAAGACTGCAGGAACTTCTGAGCCATTTTCTTATCCATTTGGAACAGACTTTAAATTTGCACCAGTAGTCACAGTAACCCCTATAAATGTCGGAGGTACAGATGCTGGTAAGGATGTCACGGTAACAATCAGTAGCATCTCAACTTCACGAGTAGAAGGAATAGTTAAATTTAATACTGGTGGAGATACAACTATTGGTATCAACTTAATCATAGTTGGAATACCTAACTAATGATGTCTTGCAAAAAATGCAAAGGTAGAATGTTTATAGATAGACAATATACTGAGATCAACCATCTAGAAGTATACTGTATGAGTTGCGGAGTGAGAGTATTTTTTCATCCACCTAGCCACACTTTGGAGGGACAATGGTTACTAAAAAGGGAACTATTGAGAGCGAAAAATACAATGAGTCACCTGTAATACCAGGAAACAAAAGGGTTTGGTTTCTTAACGGAGACCTTGTTAGAATCCATCATTTAAATAAGTCTAATGGGATAATGTCTGTTTATAACATTACTAAAGATCAAATCGAAAGTTGTTTAATTAGTGACTTTAAAAATAAAAGAGAACGAGCATACACCGTAGGACAGACTGCTGATTTAGTTAATCGTCATAAAAAATATCTTCCAGACTTAATGAAGCGAGGAGTTATCCCATTTCCAACGGGATCTCAAAAAGGCGGAGCCAGAGGGTTCCAAGTAAGATCATATTATTCAGAATCGCAGGTAAGAGCAATACGTGATATACTTGCTTCATACCATATTGGCAGACCAAGAAAAGACAAATTAATAACAAACGATATTACGCCCAGCAAGCAAGAGTTGACACGCAGAATGGGCGATGGTATACTTACTTATAGGAAAACAGAAGATGGTCGATTTGTTCCAATTTGGAATGAATCTATTTAACGAAGGGTATAAAATGGAAAACGAAGAGACAAAAGTATCTGTTACACTAGGATACACGCTTAACCTCGGTAACTTTCAATCACTAAGACTTGATCTTGGAGTTGTTGATTCAAAACGCAATGGAGAAAATATAGATCAGGCTTTTGAGCGTGTGTACAAGTTTGTTGAAGACAAACTAACTGCCAAGATTTTAGAAGCACAATCCGAGGCTGAAGAAAAGTAATGGCTGAACGCAAAGACCGTATGGCTTTGCTTTCAAGATACAGCAAGTATCATACCGCAAGGTACGAATCAAAGCCATCTCTAAACCTGAATGTAGAACAGTGGGCATCTGATGCTCTTATTGAATCCTACACACTGCCAGGATGCTACGATATACTTGAGTACTACTTTTCAGTTGCAGAGAATCCTTCTTGGAATTACTTTGCATACAACGCAGAAAAAATATTGCAGGCACAGAAAGATAAAGCAAGAGATACAGAAGAGAGAGCAGAGCGTAGACGAATGGCAAAGGAGTGGCTAAGTGAATAATACAGAGTCAAAACTAATTACTGCAGTTCTTCAAGATAAGCAGATCCATGTACTCTTGCAAGCAAATGTCGATAATCTTCTCAGAACACATGGAGACATCTGGAACTTTATCAGACTATACTTTGAAAATAATAAATCACTTCCCCCTGCAGAACTTGTTACAGAAAAATTTAGAGACTTTTCTCCAATAGAAAATGTTGGAGCAACTAAGCACCACCTTGAAGAGTTGCAGGGTGAATATTTAAATGACAGCCT